ATCGAGGAGCTGGAGTGGCCAAGCGAGGGTCCGGGGTCCAAGGACGACCGTGTGCAGCGCCTGTTGCCCGACATCCGTGGCCACAATTTCTTCCTGCCCTACGAGCCGGCAGATGGCGACCCGGATCTGACGGACCAGCAGAAGCGCATGATCGGGGCCGGTTACGACTACCGGATCGCCAAGCCGATCATCCAGCGCGACGAGAACGGGCAACTGTACAACCTCGCGGAAAGATTTAGAATGCAGGTGGGGTATTACCCGTTTGCGGGCCTCAAGGACTTGATCGACGCGGTATCGCGCATCTATGACCTTGACCCAAGGCCGCCTGAGTACATTGATAGCAACATCTTGGAACCGGAGCTGCTGTGAGACTTGACCTGACCGACAACCAGATCCGCAACCTGCTGCGCACGGTGGATCGTATCGCTGACGGTCGCGGACATATCACCACGGTTGAGGCGGGCCAGATCCGACGGCTGGCCGGCGAGCTGCAAGAGCTGCGCGCCCGTGAAGCCGTCACGCGTCACCTGTCACAGCTCGAGGGCACCTACTAATGGCACGCAGCACCGTTCCACCGAGTCTTGGCTTACCAGTCACGACCCGTAACTTCAGCTGGAACGAGATGTGCCGCCGCGCATGGGGTAGCGAGTTCAGCGCACCCGATCACCGGGTGTACGTCTGGAGCAATGGGCGAGGGTTTGACAGCACAGACCGAGGCACGACCGGGTTCTACACCCAGAACGTACTCGACATCCTGACCGAGCAAGGCTACGCGATCCAAATGGAGCCGCCAGCCGATTCCGTTGGCGACCCGATCCTTGTGGAGTAATCGTGCCTAAGATTTCCCAATTCCCATCGGGCGGCCTTGCCCAGAATACCGACCTGATCCCGGTTGTCCGCAATGGCGGTGATTACACCATCACCGGCTACAATTTGGCATCCCTCGCATCTTACGGCCAAGCTTACGTCGGCACGTTCACGGCCACGGCAAGCCAGACCGTGTTCACTCTGCCCGCGTCACCCGGGTCGTTGGCCAACCTCGCGATCAGCGTGGACGGCGCCGTCATGGTGCCTGGCACCGACTACACATGGACGACCCCGACGACCCTGACGTTCACGCCCGGGCTGTCCAACGGCCAGACGGTGTTGTACCGGTACACGACCAGCGTGCCAGTCGGCACGTCATTGGCCGGCGGCATCAACGGGCAGCTGCAATACAACAACAGTGGCGTGCTGAACGGCACGACCATCGGCGGCGACGCGACGCTTGTGGCCACGACGGGCGCCCTGACGGTCACCAAGACCAACGGCGTAGCGTTCGCGGCATCGGCTACGACCAACACGACGGTCACGAGTAACATCACCTACACCCAAGGCGGCACGGGCGCGACATCGAGGACGGTGACGAGCAAGTTGCAGGAGTCGGTCAGCGTCTTGGACTTTGGCGCGGATCCGACGGGTGCAGCTGATAGCGCCACGGCATTTGCCAACGCTTTGACCGCAAGCGCCAACGTCGTGGTACCGCCGGGGACATATCTGGTCAACAGCACGATCAGCCTGACAAACAACAAAACCATCACGTTCCAAGGCGGCGCGTCAATTTTGGCGGGCGCAAATAGCCTGACCGTTTTCAAAGCGGCATCGTCGGCGTACTACACGCAAATCGTCAACCCGTCGATCAACGGCAACGGCAAGACCGGCGTGATCGGCTTTGACATGACCAACTTTCGGCTTCAGGCGGGCATTATCAGTCCGCTTATTACGGCCTGTAACAATGGCTTTATTTTCCGCACCGGCTGCTACGCCACGTTGCTGCTCAATGCAGCGACGTACCAGACGCCCTATCCGGTCCAGTTGGTTACCAACGACGGCGGCGTGGACATCATCAATCCCGCATTTGACAACGAGGTGGTCAACGGCGGTTCGGGCGCTGGCATTGGCGTCGATGTGCAGACGAGCGGGTCGGTCACGATCAATGCCCGCGTGACGGGCGGGTACATTCAAGGTTTTCAGTACGGCGTCAAAGACGCGGCCTACGCCACCAAAGTGCAGGACGTTTATTTTGAGGCGTGTTCGTCATCGGACATCTACGGGGTCGGCGCTAAGTTCGGCACGTACATGAACACTACGCACTTTGGCAGCACGCCCGCGGCCTATGCGTTCACGCTGTCCAGTTGCGATAGCGTCACCATTTTCAACCCGACTATGGGCAGCGGCAATCGAGCTGCGGTCTATAGCGTCGATAACACCAACACCAACTGCGTCGAATATCACGCAGTCTCTGCTACGTCGCTGAACACCCCGCTTGGAACAACAACCTACCTGTCATCCATCCCTCGGCAAGTGACATCGACGTTTACCCCGGTAGTGGCCGGTACGACCACTGCTGGCACGGGAACTTACACCACGCAATCAGGCACGGTGGTGCAAACGGGCAATCAAGTCCATGTGCAAATGGAAATCACTTGGACGGCTCACACGGGCACGGGAAACATTGCCGTGACTGGAATACCGGCTGCGCTTGCGCCATCCAGCTACACGCCACGGCGCATCGGTCAGGTCATCCCGACGTTGGCCTATACAGGTCCGACGGTGTACTGCTACCTGAACGGGTCTGGCACCAGTTTGACGTTGGTGCAGGTTGCAACGACTGGCACGGCATCGCTGATACCAATCACGGCGACGGGCACGATTTACATCAACATGGTCTACGACCTGTAAGGCATAACCCATGACAGCCTCATACAACCTCTCCCAGCTCGGCTCGAACTACCTTCAAGGCGGCACCGGATCAGTCGCGCGGACGACTGCGAGCAAGTTGCAGGAAAGCGTGTCGGTCAAGGACTTTGGTGCGGTGGGGGATGGTACGACTGACGATACGGCGGCGATACAGGCGGCGATTAATACCGGCGCGTCAGTTTTTATTCCAGCCGGCACGTACAAAATCACAAGCACGTTGACCTTCCCGAATACCGTGTCCGTGTTGCGCGGAGCAGGGTTGGAATCGTCAATCATTTCTTGCAACGGCGTGAGCGGCGGCGCTTTAAAGCCCGCGTCAATGTCTTATTTCAGACCGTGCTGGTCTGACTTCGGTATCAGCGGCAACTCGTCAACCGGCATTGGCATTGATCTGTCCAACATCACCAACGTGGTCTACGACGGCAGCTTTGAGCGCATCCGCATCAACGTCGGCGGCGACGGTATCTACGCGCCCAACTTCTTCTCAATGAAGGTTGATACCGTTATTGCGGCATCCGTAAACGGACATTGTTTCCGCATCTCTTGCGGCCCTGCCGTGACGTTCATCAACTGCTACGCGGTGTCCTGCGGCAGCGGCAAGGCCGGGTATCGACTACTCGGCACGATCAATTTGGTTGGTTGCAACGGCGTCGACAGCGCGGACTACTGGGGCGTTTTTGGTCAAAACACTTCCGCATCAGACGGTTTCCAAAACGACTTTCCAACTGCCGGCAACAACTACCCCGGCATTGATATGTTCGGATGCAATGTTGAAGCGTTTAGCGTCTGCGGCATTTACGTTTGCAACGCGTTTAGAAACTTCAACATCCAAGGCGGCAAGATAGATCGAGCCAGTCTAAGCAGCGCGTACAAATCGCTGGTTTACTTCACGGCAACGCCTAACGTCAGCAATTCAAACGGCGTGGCTGCGGCAAGATTTAACCTTGACGTAATTTTTATTGGCAGCGGCACTCCCAATGGCGGCGTGGCGGCGACGAATGCGTATATCTACGTTGCCGGCACCGCGGACGTGATGGTGCTAGACGTTTCAGGCGCTCTCAACAGTTTGCCTGGCGTTTTGATGGGCGTGTACAGCAACAACCTCGTGCCAATCGTGTCCAATTACTTGCAGCACGACGTGTACGAGGATGCGGCGCAATTCATCAGCGGATTGACTGCTCGTCGGTTTTCCGCGCAAATGATTCGGTATGCAACGCCCGCGGCATTGACGCCAGTTGGATCGGCTCAGGCTATTAACGTCACGGGTTACACGAAAGTCACGGTTACGCCGGCGGCTGCGGCTTCAATTAGCACGGCGACATTTACGGCAACGCCGGGAGCCGGTAATGACTATGGCCGCAACGGCGACCTTATCATCGAGGCCGGCAACGCCAACCTGACGATCAATCACAGCGCATCGGGCGCTAACACATTCCGCATGGCGAGCGCTGCCAACCTGACACTGACAGCCGGTCAGGTCGTGCGCTTCTGTTGGTCGACGACCAGCTCACAATGGATTCAGGTCTAACCCATGATCCACGCCGACTTCAACACCGTCCTCGAGGCGGGCGACCCCGAGGAGCTGACATGAGTTGGATAAATCCGCTTGATCGCGTCCCACAAATCCCGCGAGATTGGGCAAACCACATCATTTATGGCGGCGCACTCGGCCTGATCGTGCAACTCGTCGGCAGCTCAGGCGCGGCACTGGCGGTCGTATTCGCCATCAGCGCGGCCAAAAAGATTGTGGATTATTACAAAGAAAACGAAACGTGGCAGATGTGCGTCGGCAAGACCATCGTGTCGTGCCTGTGGCCGCTGTCAATTTGGGTGCAATGATGCTTTTTGTCATCATTTCGACCATTGTCCTGCTAATTCTTGGTAATGCCATTCTCAACGACGACAACAACTATCGCCATTAGGAGCCGCCCATGGAAGCACTGTTTTACGTATTTGTTGCCCTGATGTTAGTCGTCGCGGGCGCCGTGTTGTATGACCTGTACGGCCCCGAAATCACCGCCAAGGTGGCTCAGGTCAAAGCGGCTGCCGCCGCGGTCAAAGCTGACGTGGAAAAATTGTGATATGTCCGTCGTCAGTCACGAACGGCTTGCCGACGGCGCAGCCATCACCGCGTGGGTCGGTTGGTTTTTCAGTCACCTGACCGCCGCCAACGAATTTTTGCAATTTATTGCCTTAGTAATCGCCATCATTTCGGGCTTGTATGCCTGGGCATACCACGCCAAGCGATTGCGCCATTTCAACACTAAAGTCGATTCTAAGTAATGTTGACCTCACTCGATCTTGCATTACCTCGGGTCAAACAGTTCGAGGGCTATCGACCCATGCCGTACCGTGACACGGTCGGCGTGGAAACCATCGGCTACGGCTGCGCCCTGACCGTCGGATGGCCAGAGCCGTTTGCCGCTGCGGTATGCAAACTGCAATTGGAGATCGCCGAGAGCGAATGCGCCGCCAATATCATCGGCTGGGCTGACCTCGACCCTATGCGCCAGAGCGTGTTGATAGAAATGGCGTTTAACCTCGGTTACTCGAAATTGTCGCAATTCCATGATCTTATGCGGGCAATCAAGAATAAAGATTGGAAACTGGCGGCAGAGGCAATGCTCGACTCGCGTTGGGCAATACAGGTCAAAGGACGGGCGGTGCGATTGGCTCGCCTCATGGAAACGGGGACCGACCTATGATCCAGCGGCTAAAACGGATTGCGCTGTATGCCATTGAGCGCGGCAAGGAGCCCTCGAGCTGGGCTGGCGTCGCCGCGTTGCTGTCGTTGGCTCACCACGGCCTGAGTAACCAAGACGCGGCCAATCTGGCCATTGCCGGCGCCATGTTGGCCGGTTTCCTTGCCGTGGCGGTCAAAGAATGATTCCCTCCTCATTTCCGTTGCTTGGTCACACCATCCAAGTATTTGTGACGCCCAGAGAAGATTGGGAATTCGGGGACGATTGCGTAGGGATTTGGTTGCCGCATTGCCATCAAATCCACATACAAGGCGGCGTTGATGACTCGCTCAAAATGCACACTTTCTTTCACGAAATGTGCCACGCCGTTCTGGATATGATGAACCACAAGCTTGGCCGCAATGAGGTGTTCGTGGACACCCTAGCCGGTCTGCTGCACCAGGCGCTGACCGGTGCTCAATATCCAAAGCCCGTCCAGAAGCGGGCATCCAAGAAACGCCGTGCGCCGTCATCTCATCATACCTGATACCCAGATTCGACCGGGGTCGGACACGACCCACATTGATTGGGCAGCTCAGGCCATCGTTGAATATCGACCGGACGTGATCGTCGTGATCGGCGACTGGTGGGATTTACCTAGCCTGTCTACGCACGAAGCACCGGGGTCTAAGGAAGCCGAAGGCCGGCGGGTCATGCCCGACATCGAGGCCGGCAATCTGGCGTTTGAACGGCTGATAGAGCCAATGGAAACCGAACGATTACGGTTGGCCAAAGGACGGCGCAAAATGTGGCACCCCGAGTGCCACTTTTTATTTGGCAACCACGAAAATCGGTTGACCAGAGCGATATTCCGCGACCCGAAGTGGGAAGGCATTATTACCCTCGACAGCTTGAAAACTCCCGGCTTCAAACGACACGATTACCTAAAAATAGTAGAAATCGACGGGATCGCCTATTGTCACTTTTTCCCGTCACCGTATAGCGGTCGCGCCATTGGCGGCACCATCGTGTCACGCCTTAACAACATCGGAACGAGCTTCGTGCAGGGCCATCAGCAGGGCTTCCTGTATGCGTCGAAGCAATACCCAGATCACGTCAAGCACGGGTTAGTCTGTGGCCGGTTCTACCTCGAGCACGAACATTACCGGCCGGCTGACGTGCAAAACTCCGAATGGAATGGCATTGTCGTTTTAAACGAAGTCACGAACGGGTCGTATGACCTGATGCCATTGTCCATGGGTTACTTGCGGCGGAAATATGGATCACGAAGCAATCAAAGAATTCGGCAATCAAACGTCGGTTTTGGCCAATCTACACGCCTTTCGGCAGCGTCCACTGCCTAAGTTTGGACGGTTTGACACCGACGACCGCTTTGTCAATTTGCAACAGCAATTAAACGACATCAACGACCAGATCGGAGTGATCGCATGCGCTTTAAACGAGCTGTGGAAAGTGCTGGAACCGTCGAAGAAAGTGACCCGGTAAACGCGCCAGAGCATTATCGCCAGGGCATGATCGAATGCATCACGGCCATCGAGGCGCAGCTCACGGCGGAAGAGTTTCGGGGCTACCTCAAAGGCAACGTGGCCAAATACATTTGGCGCGAACGGCTGAAGGGTGGCGGCGAGTCGATCCGCAAGGCCCAGTATTACCTCAATCTGTTAAGCGATAAAACGCCGTGATATGGCTCACTTTGCTGCGGCGCTTCTGGTTCCTGATTCCGGTATTTGGGATCGGCGTTTATGTGGCCATTTTGCACCACCAACGCGACGCGGCACGGGCGCAAGTGATTCAGCTGCAAGACAATTTGGCGGCAATAAGATCGGCAACAAGATCGGCAACTCAAAAGGCAGAACATGACAAAGCAAACGCTGATGCGGCGTATCAATCCAGCACGGCTGCTGCCATTGAGTTTGGCCGCGCTCTGTCTGACCGGGTGCGTAACTACGAAAACCGTATTTGTGCCAGTCCCGTGCCGGCCGCCGCAAAGCCTGCTCAAGCAGCCCGAGAGCCCCAAATATCTGAAGCAATTGCACGAACTCTTGACGCCTGCGCCCGCGACGCAGGACGGCTCCAAAATGCCGTTGATTGGGCCTCGGATCTAAAGAATGAATCAGCCGCGCCTACCCATCCCTGAGTGGGCGCAGACCATCCTTGCGCGACTGG